TTCTTGCAACTGTCAGTTTTGAACACAACAGCAATTTATTGGGTTGGTTCTGTTTGTTCATGAGTGCATGGTCGATTTCCAAGGCCTTGGTCTTTATCTTTTAGTAATGTGTATGTACGAAATTTGGGATGGTGATTTGTTTTTGTATGCAGTTGATACCGAGTACGAAGCTGACGAAGCTGCCGAAGCTGGTTTTCAAATTCAACGCAGTGCCATGTGAGATTTTGGGCTTGTCCCAAACAGAGTCGCAGACGTTTTTCTAGCCCAGCGACTCTTTTACAACAGGTGCTTAAATGGCACCTGTCTTTTTGACTTTTGTTTGTGTGTATGCTATTATATACATTATGAAAAGAGCAACTGTGCATAAACATACGCAAATTTTAGTAGTAGGATGCAGCATGACAGCAGGGTATGGATTAAATGCAACTGTAGCAGATCCTTTTAAAATTGACACTACAGATTCTAATCTATGGGTAAATCAATTGTGCAATCAAGTATTTGATGTCCCACAGGTTACCAATCTTGCAGTAACTGGTAAGAACAACCAATGGATCTTTACCGAAACTGCATGTGCATTGACTAAAGATCATTATGATATTGTTATTGTGGCCTGGAGCGCAATTGGTAGACTTAATTATAATCTAGGATTAGAAACTTACCCCACATCCACAATGTTATCATCTTTAACATCCACGGATATCAACATCAACCCTGGCGTTGTCATACCAGCAAAATGGCAAAGTAAAATAGGTGATCAAATAAGAAAATTTTCCAACGATCATTGGGCACTGCTTGATCTAATTAAATATATAAATATATTAAAATTGATTCAGATTGAATCCAGAAAATCTAAATTGTTTTTTGTTAATACATTATTTGACATTCCGTCAGGATACTTTGATTACACACCATTTACAACACCATCTTCCTTGCCTAACTACACACAAGATTTACTACAAGTAGAAACCAGAAATGATAATGAAATAGAAAAGTTGTATAATATGATTCATACACATTACCGTATGTACGGTGGTATTAACTCAGATCTCTGGTTGAATTTATACAAATCGTTTTGGTCAATGTCCATTGATCAGGCCAACCCCAATGATCGTCATCCAGGATATAAAAGTCAAAAAATCTTCTCTGACTACCTGACTCCAATACTAACAAACAAACTCAATGAAACAATGTACCATAGTTATTAAGGATGAAGTCAACATAAAGATTGAAGGACTGGATCTTGACACTCGCCGAGATCTAGTGAAGAAATTCAAATATGATGTTCCCTACGCCCGGTATCTTCCGGCAGTGCGACTGGGCCGCTGGGATGGCAAGGTGGCTTATTTCCAACTGGGCGGCAGCACTTATGTGAATCTCTTGCCCGAGATCATTCCCATATTGGAAAGACAAAACTACAATATTGAACTGGATGATCAGCGCGAGTATTCTACCACATTTGCATTTGATCAAGTGACAGAAACCACATATCAGGATCGCAAATGGCCGCCGGGACATCCTGCCGAGGGTAAACCCATCTTGTTGCGTGATTATCAGGTGGAAATTGTGAATAACTTCTTGACCAATCCACAATGCTTGCAGGAAGTGGCCACGGGTGCGGGCAAGACCATCATGACAGCAGCACTGAGCAATGCTGTTAGTGCATACGGGCGCAGTATTGTTATCGTACCCAACAAAAGTCTTGTTACACAAACAGAAAAAGACTACAAGAACATGGAATTAGATGTGGGTGTTTATTTCGGCGACAGAAAAGAATACGGTAGACATCACACCATTTGCACTTGGCAGAGTCTAAATAACTTGTTAAAGAACACAAAGAATGGTGTGGGTGATTGCACCATCCAGGAATTCTTAAATGACGTTGTATGCGTTATAGTAGACGAAGTACACATGGCCAAAGCAGATGCATTAAAAACTCTGCTGACTGGTGTAATGGCCCAAGTGCCAATTCGCTGGGGGCTGACCGGAACCATCCCAAAAGAGCTGTTTGAAAGCCAAAGCCTGTTGGTGAGCCTAGGGCCTGTGATATCCAGACTTGCTGCCAGTGAATTACAGGATCGCGGTGTGTTGGCACAATGTCATGTGAATGTGGTGCAAATGGTAGACACTGTGGAACACAAAACTTACCAACAAGAATTAAAATATCTATTAGAAGAATCGGGTCGCCTGGATGCCATCGCACAGTTGGTGTTGCAAGTCAATGAAACTGGTAACACTCTGGTGCTAGTAGATCGTGTGGCACCAGGACATGAGTTGGTTGCAAGGCTAGGCGATCGTGCTGTGTTTGTGTCAGGCGCTACCAAGGCCAAAGCCCGACAGGATGAATATGATGAAGTTGCCATCAGCACAGACAAGATCATTGTGGCCACATACGGTGTAGCAGCAGTGGGGATTAATATACCACGTATCTTTAACTTGGTAATGATTGAATCGGGCAAAAGTTTTACTCGAGTTATCCAATCAATCGGGCGTGGCATACGCAAGGCCGAAGACAAAGATCATGTGCAGATCTGGGATGTAACTTCAACCTGCAAATTCAGCAAGCGACACCTGACTAAACGCAAGACCTTTTACAATGAAGCTAACTATCCGTACACTCAGGAAAAATTAACATGGCAATGAAGAAATTATTAGTGATAGGCGATAGTTTTATGCACCCTGACCCTGATTTTCCCGGGCAACACTGGAGTGAAATGTTGCCCGAATATGAAATTATCATGCGTAGCATATCAGGCAGCAGTAATGGAATAATTGCATATCAGTTCTTTCAAGGATTAAAACTCGAACCGGACGCAGTGGTCATGGGGTTCACCATGCCCGACCGGATTGAATTTTTAATTCCGCCAGGCCAGGACTACTATAACAGAATATGGTACAGCAGTGGAAATATTCAGCTGAACAACGATCAACGATTAGCAGTGGATCTATTTCGTGCCACCACATGCGATCAGATGAATCTTTTTAAATCTTGTGTGATGGCCAGATGCATGTTCCAGGAATGTGAGCGTCGACGATTACCATACGCTTTTAATTGGAATGGATTGTACGGTGCGCCTGGTGCTCCGCTGGTGCCATTGATAGAATCAATCGTGAGTGAATTTAGATCACGAGAGTGCAGTAACTTAAATGGACATCCTGAATTCAAAATAAGTCCAGGATATCATACTGATGATCCTGTGTGGCAGAATCGAATGGCTACAGAAGTTCGGCACATACTCACAACGGTTGACTTTGACTGATAAAACATATATAATAAATTCATGCGTATCTTAACTCTTGACAACAAACCCTACGATCTTGATCATTTGCCCGAAGAAGTAGATGATATGAGATTTGCCATACTAGACAATTCAGACCCGGTTAATCCTGACTATCACTACATACCTTTAATTTTCCTTGAAAGTTTTAATGCACCTGCATTGGTGTTACAAATAGGTGATGCCAGAATCAAAATGCCCATGGATTGGCAAGTGTTGATTGGAGAGCCCGACACAGGAGATTTAGAAATGCTACCACTAACTAGCATTAACGACCGTGGATTTAAACTGTTCCAATTCAATCCACTCTCCAGTTTCTGCCCAAGTTTTCCGCCTATAGAAATTGTGGATGTGTATCAAGAAGTAGCATGGTATGCACCCAAACTTAAAAATGGGCAGATGTTGTGTGTGCCTATCAATGATGCACCGCAACCAGACTGTGTGTATTTTGTCAAAGACATCAGTCGTAACTGTGAGATTGTGGACTATAATAAGGCTTGGTAAATCATGACAGAATTAACCATTGAAGAAAAACTCAAAAACTTTCCCTCGGTCAATTACATCAGCTTGCATGAAAGTACGGACCGTAGAAAATTCATGCAAGATCAATTTGATCGTTATGGCATTACAAAAACAAACGTGTATCTCACTGAACGATTTAATAAAATTTCCTCCATGATAAATGTCACTGGATCAGGTAGATTCATGAAAGAAGTTGAGATTCAGATGGGCACTATAATTTCTCATTTAAATCTGTTGAGAAATTGGTACGTGTCAACTGACGAAGAGTATGCCATTTTCTGTGAAGACGATGTGAGTTTTGAAAGCATAGAACATTGGAATTTTACCTGGGATGATTTTGTACAACATCTTCCTGAAGGGTGGAATGGAGTACAGCTGACCAAGGTACAAATGCCTTACTGCAATCCAGACGGCGACCCAAACTTGGCAATCAAGCTCACCCGTGGCCGCTGGTGGGGAGCATATTCTTTGTTCCGTCGCTCCTATGTTAAACTTCTATTGGATAGAACCTGTATTGGATACAACACCTACAACCTTGATTTGATTGATCTTTATGGAGATCAGTATGGCCCTATCATTGAAAATCTCTTGTACCTGCAAGCCGCTGGCATCTATAATTTTCCAATGTTGGTTGAACATGACAAACTCGGCACCACTTTTGAAAACAAAAACGTTATCACAGAAGGCGCAGAAGTTGCAAATGATTCGCAGTATTGGTCGCATCGAGTGGTTGCCAAACAATGGCGTCTGAATGGAGCAACTTTGGATTTCAAAGATGCCATGATTGTATTGAACTAACTCAATGCCAGTGTTCGAAAGTCCTGATGGTGGTAATACTGTGTACTCTCGTGAGCCAGGATCAGATTATCGTGAGTTAGTCAAGATTCCGGATGCTAGAACACATGATGGCAGACCGCTACACGAACACATTATGGAATCAAAACTGTGGGGTGATATCCGCCGAGCAGCCGAAACCAATCCTGCTTTACAAGATGCCCTAGAACGTGCTATAATGATCTATCACTTGACCAACACAAAATAATGGATAAACTAAACATCATCAATGAAATGCGGCAAATGGACGCAAAGAATCGAGCATTCTACGATGAGCTTACAATTGAGGAACGCAAGAAGTTTTCAACATTCCTTATGGTACGTTGGGGCAGCACAGTGAGTGGTAGCCAAGAACTGCAAGAATACTATGTACAAAGCGTAAATCATTATCTCAACAAACACTTCTTTACCATGCACAAGCATCCTAAACTGCAATGGCTTATGGCCACAGCAGCTAGCCCAGGAATGGGCACTCCGCGGCATGATTGGATTTCACTCAAGAAGAAAGAAGCTGGAGATTTGGCCATAAAGAAACAATTGCGTGAGTTATATCCGCATTTCCGAGATGATGAGATCGATCTCATGGCTGCGCTCACTGACAAAAAAGAACTAGCACAACTACAACGCGCATATGGCAACGACTAGCGACTTCACCTGCCGTTATTGCTCCAGATCATTCAGCCGGGAATCCA